AGCCGGTGATCCGCGAGAAGATGAAGCGATTCAGGGCGCGGCTGAAAGAAGTCGGCGAAAGCGCTTTTGTCAACGAAAACACGAACGTTGTCGACGCCTATTGTTATGACTATATCGACGAGGCGCGTGGGCTTGTCTTCTCGGTCGAAGAGCACAGCGGGCATTATGTGATCGTTCAGACCGAGAAAGGTTCTGATAAAAGTCACTATGCGAAAGACTTTCCGCAGACGCATAAGATATTCCCGACGGCGATGGACGCGGCAAAGGCGCTGATGGCCGAGGCAGAACGGCAGAAATGGAGGCGGGCGGGGTAATGGAAATTTGTACATATCCTGTCGGTGTAGTGCGCGGGTGCAATAACACTTTTTTTGATGGTGACTCAGACACAGCGGGCAGGCCGTTTGAAGAGGCCAAAAACATATCTATTGTGCATTATTGCGACCCGGAGATATTTCAGTTTAATGTATTAGATTCAAGTGTTGACCCCAATAAGTTTCATTTTGAACTTGATGAGGCGGGGATCCCCTTTTACCTTACAAATGAGGACGCAATACAGTTAGCGGCACTCATAGTCGAAGGGCTATTAGAAGACGGGACATTCTGGGCTAGTAAATGGGGAATAGAACAACTAAAGCAAGCGCATGATTGTCTATTAGGAGCAAAATTCAACATTAAATATAATCAGGAAAAGAATTTGCGCTTTGATCCGTATTGGCGGGAATGGAAGATAGAACAAGTAAGAAAACAGGTGACAGCATGACCGACGATCTGCGCTACAAAATTTCAGATGAGTTACTCCATGCAATTTGTTCTTTGCAAGATGCGTATGCGTATGTGCAATACGCTGAACAGCTGGCGCTTGGGCGTTGTAATGGCGGCTATGGTGGAGATTTAAGATTCAGAATCACCGCCCTTCGCCGACAGATCAACAACGCCGTGACGCATGCGGCGATTATCCGCGATATTAGCAAGGGTGAAATAAATGCAGACTGACTTTAAACACGTCGAATACACAATCCCGCACGTTATGAACTATCTGCGCGAGCTGAACGAGATTAAAGGCTGTCGGATGCGCACTCGCGAAGAGTTGAAAGATGAGGCGGAAGAGCTTGTCCGGCATTCGCAAACGAAATGGCATTGGATTTATGACGGCCCTGAATGCGAAAAGAACTTTCGCGGCTTCTTGGCTATAGGCTTTCGTGATAACTGTCACCCGCTCTGCGATTATTTCGTCGCGCAGACGTACACAGTACCAGAGTACAGGCGACAGGGCGTCATGCGGCGCTACTTCACGCAGTGGGCGAAAATGCACCGAGGCTCAACGCTGTGCATGTTCATCATCGACAATAACGAGATCGCGAAGAAGTTCTGGTTCTCGCTCATGCCGTCAATCGGTTATGAGCCGATGTATCTGACAGAGGTCTTGCCGCCTGACGGGTATACGACGCAGTACGGCTGGAGACCGAAGCAAAACTAAAAATCAGGAGGCCCGCGCTTGAAATACGAAACCGACGAAGTACGAAAACTGGCAAACGTGCTGGACGTGATTGCTCGAAAATGCTGGCGCGGGCTTCCCGCCTTGATGGGCTTGGAGCCTCAACCGACACGGGAACAGCTCAAACAGGCGCTATTCTTCCGCCCGTCGCCTGATGAAGATTTAGGCACGAAGGTGCAGGGCGGCGGCAGTCTGGAAGGGCGCGAGATCAATCAGGAAGACGTTATGATCGACGAGATCGATTCGGTGCTCGCGTCGGTGTCGTGGGCGGAGATCGTTAAAACTGTGCAGTGGTATGCGCGGGAATATCCGGTTTTGTGGGCGATGTATAAAAAATATATCGTCAATCAAGAAACACTAAAAATCGGATGGGGGCGCGAAGGTGCTCTGTCGCGGACGGCCAGTGCCTTCGACGCAAGCGAGTATCAAATAAAAACCGCCGTGCGCTGTGTGCCGTATAAAATAGCGCAGGCGGTATCGATGGGACTGTGCTCGGATGAAGCTCTCCCGCGCTCAAGCTGAAGAAAGGAGTAAACGCATGAAAGACGATTGTCAGACAAGAATTCAGTTCGGTATTGACGATATGGGGACATGGTGTTTTCAGTTTACGGATTATCCCGTTGGCGAAGATTTTAACCCTGAAATGCCGGTGAGCTATAGGATACATTTGCTTGATTCGGAATTGTGGGCGCTTATTGACGGGGTTGTGAAGGCGCTCCAGAAAAGTCCTGCCCGCCGCTCGAAGTGGCGCAGGGTGTTGGAGGCTCTGAAATGACTGCGCCGAATGGCTTTTGTAAAGTCGCCCGCGATAAACACGAAAACACGGTCGCGGTATTTGACGTTGACGGGGACATGACGCTTGAAGTGACTTGCTATAACGGATTCTATGATACAGATAATGTCTGTTGGCTTCATTTCGAGCGCGAAGGGTTGCTGAAACTCGCGGCAATTCTGACCGAAGCGGCGGATGTGATGGAGGCGTTGCGTTCATGAACTGGCTGAAAACGTTGATCTGCGGGCGCGAACTGGCCGCGCTCAAGTCTGAGATAAAACAGCTCAAGAAAGACCACGAGCGGGCGTTTTACGAGCGCGACAAGGCGCTGAATAAAGCAAACCGGTTAGAATGTGAATTAAGTGTCTGTCAATTCGAGTTGCGGCAGAAATGGGGATGGCGCAAGTGAAGCGACGTATTAAAAAACGTCGCCGAAGTTTCGACCGGAATTTCGTCTGTATTTCTTTGCGCTGATGTGCTTTTATGATAGTGCCGATATTTCGGCAACACGTTCCTCCGGGACGCCGTGGGCCTTGAGCTTGCGGCGTTTCATTTTTATGGAGGGCGTGAAACGGAGGAATGAGCATGAAGATCATCGACAAGAAACTCTCAGAGCTGACGCCATACGCGAATAATCCGCGCTTGAATGACGGCGCTGTTGATGCGGTGGCGGCATCAATCAAGGCTTTCGGCTTCAAAGTACCATGCGTTATTGACAAAGACGGCGTTATTGTCGCCGGACATACGCGGCTCAAGGCAGCGCAGAAACTTGGGCTGAAAACAGTCCCGTGCATCGTTGCTGATGACCTGACGCCAGAGCAGATCAAGGCATTCCGGCTTGCGGACAATAAAGTCGGCGAGCTTGCCGGGTGGGATTTTGAAAAGCTCGATTTAGAGCTTGAGGAACTTGATTTTGATATGACGCCGTTTGGGTTTGATTCTCATTCAACGCCGGAAAACCTCGACGAACTTTTTGCCCCGGCAGAAGAAAAAGAAAAAGAACCAAAGCGCGTCACTTGCCCGCACTGCGGTGAAGAATTTGAACTGCCGTGATTTTATATATGGCGGGGGGGGATCTGGCAATATTGCACCGTTCTGGCGCATCCTCGCCCGTTAGAAGATTTCCAAGTCACAAGCGATGAAGATATTTTTGGCCGGTGGTGAATCAAGGCATTGGGTGCATGATGAAATTGTTTCTAGCGGGTGTGGAATCCCGGCAAAGGGAGAAACGATGAAGCTGTTCCTTGCGGGCGTAACGCCTTGGCGAGGGGGGGGGCAATACGACACTGTAATTGAGACGTTTCGTCCCTTTATTCTGGAATCGTTTTTTTATGTTGACGAAGACACGGAGCGATTATTGCCGCATTTCGGCGATTTCTTGCTTGATAGTGGCGCGTTTACGTTTATGTCCGGCACGGTTGGGAGTATTGACTGGGACGGTTATATAAAACGCTACGCTGATTTCATCGTTAGAAACGACATAAAGAAATTCTTTGAACTGGACATAGACAGCGTAGTCGGTTATGCGAAGGTGAAAGAATTTCGCCGTGAATTGGAAAAGCTGACAAGCCGCCCATGCATCCCTGTCTGGCACGTTTCAAGGGGCATGGACGAATTTAAACGCATGTGTGATGAATACAGCTATGTCGCTATCGGCGGGATCGTGAGCAAAGAGATTAAACCGGATAAATATAACCTTCTGCCGGTGTTGATTAAAGAAGCGCATAAGCGAAAAGCAAAAATTCACGGTCTGGGCTTTACGGCGCTGAATTGGCTCCCGATTTGCCATTTTGATAGTGTTGATTCGACGGCTTGGACGACGGGCAATCGTTTCGGGTATCTGTATTACTTCGATGGCAAGACGATGAAGAAAAAAGACGCGCCGAAAGGTCACAAACTCGGCGACAGTAGGGCGGCGGCGCTGAATAACTACGTGGAGTGGTTGAAGTTCCAGAAGTACGCATTGACGCATTTTTAGGTGGCAAATGATTGCATTTATCTCTTGTGTTAAAACAAAACAAAATCGAGCTTGCCGGGCGGAAGAAATGTATATAAGCGACTTATTTAAAAAGTCATTACTTTATGCAAAAAAGCACGCGGATAATATATTCATTCTTTCCGCTAAATATGGATTGCTCGCACTTGATGATGTAATTTCGCCTTATGAAAAAACGTTAAATGGCACATCGGAACGAGAGAAAAAAATTTGGGCGTATACGGTATATCAGCAATTTTTAAAACGGGGCGGCAATCCTAAAGAGCCATGTTTATTTTTATGCGGGCTAAATTATAGAAAATATCTGATGCAATTATTCCCGAATTCCGAAGCCCCTTTAAAAGGGCTATCATTTGGAAATGTTCTGCGTTGGTATAAGGAGCACTCATGAAAGCAATCGTTTTATCAAGTGGTGGAGTTGATTCTACAACATGTCTTGCACTTGCGGTTAGCGAACGCGGGCGCGAGAATGTCGTCGCTGTATCTGTCTATTACGGGCAGAAGCATAAAAGGGAATTGGAAGCCGCCCGTGCTGTGGCGACATTTTTTGATGTTCCGCATTATGAACTTGACTTGTCGGCGGTTTTCGCAGTTTCAAATTGTCCTTTGCTTGCTCATTCGGACGCGCAAATTGCGCATAAATCCTACGCAGAACAGCTAAAAGATGGCGCAGGTGTAGAAACATACGTCCCGTTCAGGAATGGGCTGTTTTTGGCCGCTGTAGCGAGTTTTGCGGGCGGTATTTATCCGAAGCAGGACGTGGAAATTTACATCGGTGCTCATGCTGATGACGCCGCCGGGGACGCATATGCCGATTGCAGTGAAGCGTTTATTTCGGCCATGTCTGAGGCTGTAAAAATCGGGACTTATGAGCATATCACGATCAAAGCGCCGTTTGTCGGCATGAATAAAGCGGCGGTCGTTGCGGAAGGTCTGAGGCTAGGCGCTCCGTATGAATTGACGTGGAGTTGTTACGAGGGGCAGGAAAAACCGTGCGGTGTTTGCGGAACGTGCAGAGACCGCGCGGCGGCTTTTGCGGCGAATGGTATTGCTGACCCTGCGTTATAAGTGGAAGCTGTATGAAATCCGACCAGCTTAAAAAATACTAGGAGTTGTAAAAATTTATGAATGGATACGTAGTTCTTTGTGTTGTGTACTCTTTCGCGCTCACCATGTCAAATATCATGGCGGGCAAGTTTATGTCGCTTGGTGCGCTGAACTTGCCGAGTGCGATTGTTATCTTCCCGATTGTCTATATTGCGTCCGACCTTATGACGGAGATATACGGAATTCGCCGTTCGCTGTTCGCGATCCGGCTTAATACTTGCGTCGCGGCGCTGTTCGCGTTGTTTTCGTGGGTTTTGCTCAAACTCCCGCCAGCATCGTTCTGGCAGAATCAGAGCGCGTTTGAAGCTGTCTTCGCTTCGACTCCGCGCGTGATCCTCGCGTCGCTTGTCGGGTATTACACGGGCGATTGGCTGAATTCAGTTTCGTTGTCGTTGATGAAGATTAAGCAGGGCGGCAGATTTTTCGCCGTGCGTTCAATTGTTTCGTCGCTGATCGGCGAAGCAATTGATAGTATCGCGTTCTTCATGATCGCGTTTTATGGTGTTCTGCCGTTGGAAATCATGCTTCAAAGTATGTGCTGGCAATACGTCTTTAAAGTTTCCTATGAAGTCGTCTGCCTGCCGCTGACTTGTGCGGTTGTTCGATTCTGGAAACGGCACGTCAGCGAAGTTTTCGATACGGGTAAATTGAGCGAATATATATAGATTTAGTTTCTGCAGGAAGGGGGCGCGCCCATGCCCGCAAAACCTATTTTTACAAATGAAGAGATTGCCGACGCTCTGCGTGCTGCGCATGGGCTTCTTGCGACGACTGCGCAGATTCTGACGAAAGTCGGCGGCGGGCGGAAGATCACCCGGCAGGCTGTGTCAGGCCGGATTAAGCGAAGCCCAGAGTTGCGGGAAGTCGCCGAACAGGCGGCGGAAACGCTGACCGACCTTGCGGAACAAGAGTTGTACAAGCTCATAAAACAGGGCGATAAGACGGCGATTATCTTCTATCTCAAGTGCAAGGGCAAAGATCGCGGCTATATCGAGCGGCAAGAGCTGACCGGCAAGGACGGCACTGCGCTGACCGGTGACAAATTGGAACCGGTTGAAGTGAATATCAAGATCATCGACCCGGCGGGCAAGGTGAAGCGGCTTGAAGATTGATTTCGAAATGCCGCAGGCGCTTGCGGGGCTGATGAAGCCCGCGCGGTATAAAGTCACATACGGCGGGCGAGGCGGCGGGAAGTCGTTCACGATCGCGTCATGGCTCGATATTTACGGCGTCAAGCGCCCGATTCGCGTACTGTGCGCCCGCGAGTATCAAGTCAGCATCCGCGACAGCGTTCACAGACTTCTTGCAGACAGGATTGCGGCGCTCGGCTTGTCGCAGTTCTACACCGTGACGCAAACTTCGATCATCGGCACGAACGGAACGGAGTTCATTTTTAAGGGGCTTCACCATAACGCGCAGGAGATCAAGTCGATGGAGGGCGTTGATATATGCTGGGTTGAAGAGGCCTCTTCCGTCAGCGCTGAGAGTTGGGACGTTTTAATCCCGACGATCCGCAAGCCGGGAAGCGAAATTTGGCTATCGTTCAACCCGCTCTCGCCTGACGATGCGACGTGGACGCGCTTCGTAAAAAATCCGCCGCCTGGGGCATGGGTGCAAAAAGTTCTGTACTCAGATAATCCGTGGTTCCCGGCAGTGCTTGACGAAGAGCGGCGGCACTTGCAGGAGATCGACCCCGAACTATATCAGCATGTTTGGCTCGGTGAGCCGCGAACGATCAGCGACGCGCAAGTGTTCAAAGGGCGCTATCTCGTGCAGGAATTCGAGACGCCGAAAGACGCGCGATTCTTTCACGGCGTAGACTGGGGATTCGCGAACGACCCGACGGCGCTTGTGCGGTGCTTTATTCGCGGGAATGTCTTGTATATCGACCGCGAAGCATACGGCGTGGGCGTAGAGCTGGACGAAACACCGCAACTGTTCGACAGCATTGACACGGCGCGAAAATGGCCGATCAAGGCTGATTCTGCGCGGCCTGAAACAATCAGTTTCATGAAGCGGCGCGGCTTTAAGATTGAGCCTGCTAAAAAATGGGCGGGAAGCGTTGAAGACGGTCTCGCCGTGCTCAAATCTTTTGACAAGATAATCGTGCATCCGCGCTGTGTTCATGCGGCGGATGAGTTTTATAAATACTCGTACAAGGTAGACAAAAACAACGGTGACGTTCTGCCGATCATAGTGGATGCAAACAATCATTGCATTGCCGAAGGTTCGCTCATAGCGACTGAACGCGGCGACGTGCCGATTGAAAACGTGACGACCGCTGACCGCGTTTTGACGCGAGAAGGGTACAAGCGCGTTTTGTGGGCCGGTAAAACAGGCGAGAACCGCGACGTGATGAGGATCACGGCGGGCGATTATTCGCTTGTTTGTACGCCCGAACATCTAATTTATACGATCAATCGCGGCTTCGTGCAGGCCGCGACTGTAACGGGAGAAGATGTTTTATTATGTCTAGAGAAACAACAGAATTCGACGGCTTCACATGGTACAGATACCCGGACGCGCGGCGCAGAAGCGACCGCGTTTATTTCAAGCGCACAGTCTGTGAAGACGGGAAAGTTCACCCACAATGGCTCCACCGCTACATTTACGAAAAAGCGCATGGCGAAATCCCGAAGGGCTTTCACGTCCATCACAAGGACGGCAACCCTAACAACAACGCGCTTGAAAATCTGGAGTGCCTTTCAGCCGCAGATCACCGGCACGAACACCCGCTTAACGCTGAACAACTGGAAAGGCGAAAAGAACATCTTGAACGAATCCGACCGCTTACAAAGGCTTGGCATAAAAGCGCGGAAGGGCGTGCAAAGCATAGAGAAATCGGCGGGCTTGCTTACAAGAACTTTAATCCAGAACCGAAAACGTGCGCATATTGCGGCAAGGTGTTTATGCCCCATGCCGTCGGCAATCGTGACAAATTCTGCTCAAACGCTTGCAAATCAGCATGGCGGCGACAACAGCATATCGACGATGAAGAAAGGACTTGCTCAATTTGCGGCAAGTCCTTTTTTGTCAACAAATACAGCGATCAAGAAACTTGTTCCCGTGCGTGTGCGGGACGTTTGCGTTCTCAAAGACGGCGCGACAGTTTACGATCTGGCGATAGAAAATCAGCATGAATTCTTCGCTGAATGTGTTTTAGTGCATAATTGTATCGATGCGCTCCGCTATGCCCTCGACGGTTACATTCACCGGGGCGGCGGCATGAAGATCAATCTCAACAATTTACGCGGGTGGTGACGCGAAAATGACAACGAAAAAGACAACCGACGGCGCGGCACAGACTCCCGCGCGGAAAAACAGGTTTAAAGCCGTGGCGAAAAAAGAAGCGGCGCGAGTGCCGACGTTGAGCGAACTCAAACAGATGTACTCGCCGCCAGCGACAAGCGGACGCGCAAGCGCTGATGTACGCGCGGCGATGGACGCGGCGTTTGAAGCTGACGTTCTGCCGATGATCCAGAGCGGCTATTCGATTCTCGGCGCGGCCGCTATGCCGCGTTTTATCGGTTATCCCGTACTGGCCGGGCTGACACAGAACGGCCTTATCCGCGCCGGTATTGAGATGATCGCCGACGAAATGACGCGCAAGTGGATTGATATACAGACGACCGGCCAAAGCCTGGAGGGCGGCGAACAGAACCCCGTTATCGCCGACCTGAAGACCGACATGGAGCGCTTTAAAATCCGCACGCTCTTTCACGATGCATCGCGGCTTGTCAGTCAATACGGCGGCTGTCTTGCATACGTTGACACGGGCGACGACGACCCCGCAACGCTCATGACGCCGCTGTATCTGGACGCGGGGACATTTAAACCGGGCAGTTTGAACGGCATCCGCCTGATTGAGCCGTTCAATATCTCGCCCGGTTTTTATAATGCGAATAATCCGCTTGCCGCTGATTATTTCAAGCCGCGCTCATGGTTTATCCTTGGGCGCGAAGTTCACGCCAGCCGTTTCCTGTATTTCTCGTCTGCACTGCCGCCGACGATGCTGTTGCCCGCATATAATTTCTTCGGCGTCCCGCTTGCACAGACGGTTCTCGACGTTGTCCAGCACTTCACCGAGTGCCGCGAAGCCGAGGCGCGGCTTATCAAGAAATTCTCGCTGACTGTGTTTAAAACCGATATGTCCGACCTGATGAACGGTATGGAAGATACGAACATCCGCGCTCGCGCGAAATACTTTGTTCAGAATCAGGACAACGACGGCCTGATGATGATCGACACGAGCGAGGATATTATCAAGGTCGAAACGCCGCTTGCAGGCGTGACGGACATTGTTCGCCAGTCGATGGAGATGGTTGCCGCGTATTTCGGCGAGCCGACTGTCAAGCTGTGGGGCATCTCCCCCGGCGGTTTCAACAGCACCGGCGAGGCTGACTTGAGAAATCATTATGACCACGTGAGCGCAAATCAAGAGAAGATGTTCCGCGAGCCGCTGAACGCCGTCCTGCGCCTGTTGCAGTACAACCGGCGCGGCGAAGTGGACGACAGTATTACAGCATCGTTTATCCCTATCGGAGATCAGGACGCCGGACAGATCGCGAACGTCAACAAGACGAAGGCCGACACCGCAAGCGTGTATTTGCAGAACGGCGTTCTCGCGCCCGAAGAAGTGCGGCAGATGCTGGCCGACGATGAGCAGAGCGGCTACACGACGATCGACGTGGAGGACGTTCCCGAAGACGACACGGGCGACGGCGGCATGATGGACATGAGCGGCATGATGGGCGAAATGACCGCAGAATCGCCCGAGAGCGTGCCAGAATCGCCCGAAGTTGAACAGGGCGAGCAAGTTACCACCGAAAGCGAAACAAGCGCAAAATAACGCGATTTTGACCGTTTTATGAAAGGAGCGCGGACTCGATGGCACTAGACGAAAAAAAACAGGCGCGTCGAGTCCGTCGCGTCCGTCATTCAAAAAGCATCGCCCCGCTTCGCCCGTCGGCAGGGCTTGAAGCGTGGTACAGAAAAAAGCTCAAACAAGAGATCAAGAAAATGTCTGACAGCGTGGAATATTGGCTCCGCGCGGTGTACCGCTCGCGTGAGTCGGAGATCATCGCTGAAGACGCAAGTCCCGCCCGCGAGATTTGGGACGACCTCAAGCGTACAATGGCGCGATGGCAAAAGCATTTTGACGAGCTGGGCGAAAAACTCGCCCGTCGGTTTGTCGGGCGCTTGTCGAGGGCCGAAAAGGCGCGATTCGAGCAGGCGCTGAAAGATGCGGGCTGGACGGTGAAGTTCCGCACGCCGCGCGGCGTAAATAACATCATGCAGAGCGCCATTATCGAGAACGTGAACTTGATAAAGTCAATTCCGCGCCACTACTTGACCGAGGTGCAGAGCATCATGAATGTTGGCATCCAGAACGGCAAAGACCTTGATTACATCACGCGCGAGTTGCATAAACGCTACGAGATCACCGACCGCCGCGCGAACATGATCGCCCGAGACCAGAATAACAAGATCACGGCCGCGCTTGACCGCGAGCACGCGAATCACTTGGGTATTACTGATGCGGTTTGGGTGTACACCTATGGCAGTAAAGAGCCGCGTCATACTCATGTTGAGATGGACGGCATGCGCTTTAAACTGTCCGAGGGGCTTTATGATCCTAATCCGAAAGTCGCGCGGAAGATTCAGCCCGCCGAGTTGGTGAACTGCCGCTGTATGTACAGGATGCTTCTGCCTGAAATTGACTATTCCGGCGACTTCGACGAAAACGGCAAGTGGGCCGACCGCCGCCAGTCGCCTGACCATCCGAATTTTGAGGGGTGAGAAGATGAACTTAAAAACAGTAATATTTGACGCCGCCCCGTCACAGCGCCGCATTGACGAAAACGGCTTCATGCACGTTGATTCGTGCCACGTCACGAAAGAGCAAGTCGTGAAGTATTACGGACGCGAAATTCCCGGCTGGCGCGAACTTGGGCTTGACCCTGAACGCCTTTACAACGTTTACCGCCCCGGCGACGAGATCGAAAAAGCGGCGGCGACGTTCGACGGCCTGCCGCTCCAGTTGCAGCACCATATCGACAGCGCCGACGAGCCGCAGACGGAATTCCGCGTCGGCTCCATCTCGCGCCCCGTCTGGCGTGCACCTTACCTTGACTGTGATCTGCACATCACCAACGGCGCGGCTATCAGCGCGGTCGAACACGGCGATTTTAAAGAGATCAGCGCCGCTTATCTTTATGAGCCTGTTATCGAAAGCGGCGAGTTTGACGGCACGCCTTACGAAATCGTGATGCGCAATCTGCGCGGCAATCACGTCGCGCTCGTTCCCAAAGGACGCGCGGGCGCTGACGTAGTAGTTGCCGATGAAGCGCCGGACGCGCCGCCCTTGCGCAGTTTCGCCGCGTGGATGCGGAAAAATCCGCTCAGTCTGAAAGACGCGCCGTCGCCGGAATGGGAGAGCGTAAAGGCCGCGATGGATGATGCATGGATAACGGTGCAGAGCAACGGCGGCGGGCGGCATGTGCTTCTTGGTGATGATGGCACGATAAAAGCGGGTATGGGCGGAAAGTTTAACGGGCAGAGGATAGATTTAATCCCGCGCAAGCCCAAGGCACCGCCTGATGCAAATGCTGTTGTAAAACTTCCATCGACACGCTATAATATCCCTAAATTAACAGGGGGGAGCGGTGGCAGTATGGAAGAGAAGGGCGAAAGGTTCAAGAAAATACCTCAGGCGGTGTCGGCGTATATAAAAGACGTTCTAGGCGATACAGAAGAAGAAATGTTAGCCGAGATAGAGAATAATCCGTATGATGTAATCAGTGATTTGCAGAATCAGCTTAACAGCTTAAATTGGAATGAACGGATGCTAAGAAACGCCGGGAAAACAGAAAAAGCCGATAAAGCAAAACAGGAACGCGAGCAATTCCAAGAATACGTGGACAAACTGCGTGGTACGTCGCCGGACACGACAAGAGAATACATGCAGAAACTTGTGGACTTGTCGGAGCATACGACAAAATCGAAAGAGCGCATTATGAGCGCGTTTGAAGTGCGGCAAAAGAATTACCCGATCCCGGATAATCAAGAGCGCGTGGGCTTCCCGCCGAAGGTCGTCGGAGAAACAGACAAGGCGTATGAAGTCCGAGAGGCTAATCCTTTCGCGTCACCTTTCAAAAATGTGGTCAATGCATATTTACCTAAATCGCGCGTGACGATGAAGGACGGGCACGTTATTGGGGTTGAAGGATGGCTAAAAAAGAAAATTGATATAGCGATTGATTGACGTAACAATTATAAGGTGTAAAGAAGCGACTCCAGAAATGGAGCCGCTTTTTTTATGCATAGATGGCACAAATCAAGCCGCCATGCGGCGGCGCTGAATTTCCTGTTAAGGAGAGATGCACACATGAGCAAGAAGAAAATCCCGCACTTCGTCCGCTGGCGCTACGCCATGGACGCGACGCCCGAGATTAAGGGCGTTGAGGCAAGCCCCGCCGCGTTGACGGATGCGAAGGCCGTTATCGACGCGCAGGAGGCCGGAGTCGCGCCGCGCAATATCGGCGTTGACCTCGACAAGGACGCGAGCATTGACGAGATCGTTCTCAAGTTCTTCCCCGGCGCAAGCCCCGAAGACACGGAGACGATTCGCAGTCTGCTGATGAAGTACAAGACCGCGCCCGCGACGATGGAAGTTGAAGACGGCGACGACGAACCGCTGACCGCCGCCGCGCCCGAAGCCGTTCCCGCTGCTGGCGCTGTGAAGGACGGCGATACGCCCGACGAACAGCGCGCTTTCGCCGAGGGCGTCAAGTACGGCGAGGAAGTGGAGAAAAAAGAACCTCTGAAACTCGACCGTGAGCATGAGAGCATCGGCGAGAAGAAGGCGCTGGGCGAAGTGACTGACGCCGACGGCGAGACGTACACGAAAGAAGAAGTCGATGCCAAGATCGCCGCGCTGATGAAGGAGATGGAGGCCAAGATCGAGGCCGCGAAAGTCAAGGCCACGGACGAGGCGAAAGAGCACTATGAAGGACTGAGCAAGGCCGCACAGGATTGCGCCCCGCTTGTCAAGATCGCTGACCCGATGGCGTACAAATCGAGCGCTGAGATTTACCGCAAGGCGCTGAAACTGCGCGGCGTGGCCGCTGATTCTATGCCTGATTCGGCGCTCCCCGCGATGGTCGATTTCGTTAAGCGTAACGGCGGCGTGTCTTCGCGCCCTGTTACCGTTGCGGCTGATTCTGCGCCCATCATGGACGGCGACGCGGACTTTGTCCGTTCGCTTGAAAAGCGTATCAAAGTTCTGTAAAGGAGTGATCGAATATGGCTTTTGCCGGTAATTCTGTTGCGATTGAACCCGCGCCCGCTGTGCAGGGCGACCGCGTTAACAACGGCGCGATCTTCTATACCGCGCACAACTTTCTGACCGCTTCGACGTGCAACGTCGGTGAATTCGTCTGGCGTGATACTACGAATCCCGAGATCGCCGTCAAGAACAGCGCCGCTTCCGGTGCCCCGCTTGGCATCGTTGAGCGCACGCACGAGTACACCGATTTCGTTGTGAACTCGCTGACCGTCCCCGCAAAGGCGAACGTGACTATCGTTGAGAAGGGCGCGATGTGGGCGACTGCCGACACGACCGTGACCATTGGCATGAAGGCGTTTGCCGTGCTTGCCGACGGTTCTATCAAGTTCGCCGCCGCCGGCGCTACTGTGACGGGCGCTGTTGAAACGAGTTGGGCGGCGTTCACGGCTGGCTCGACTGGCGATCTCGTCATGATTTCGAACGTGCTGTAGTAAAGGAGAGTGAAAATAATGTCTTCTCTGAATGAAAGACTTTCGGCGCTCGGCATCTCCGCGCCCGAATTCCGCGGCTTTATCACCAAAGACAACCGCGCCCAGATCGCACAAGACGCGGCTCTTGTTACCACGCCGAACACGCTGACCCCGGCTTATCTCGGCGCTTACATCGACCGTGAGGCGGTCGAAATTCTGACCGCTCCGCGCAACGCACGCGCCGTTTTCCCCGAGGTTAAAAAGGGCGATTGGGGCACGCCGTTCGCGCAGTTCCGCACTGCCGAGTACACCGGTACGACCACGCCCTACAGTGATTTCACTGAAAACACCCGCGCCGGCGTCAACTACAACTGGCCCACCCGCAAGCAGTACCGTTTCCAGACTACGATCGATTACGGCGATCTGGAGTCTGAAATCACCGGCCTTGCGGGCGTGAACCTTGTCGCCGACAAACAGCAGAGCGCCGCGCACGTTATCGACGTTGACGCGAACAAATTTGCTCTGCTCGGCGTGACCGGCTATGAGGTCTACGGACTTCTGAACGATCCTTCGCTCCCCGCGCGTCTTACGCCCGCGAACGGCGCAGGCGGTTCCCCGCTCTGGGCGAATAAGACGATGGACGAGATTTATAACGACATTCTCGACATGTACAGCAACATGCAGACGCAGAGTCAGGGCCTTGTCGATATGGATTCTAACCTCGCTCTGCTTCTGCCGCCCGGCCTTATGCCGGAGATGGGCAAGACCAACGCTTACGGCAACAAGACGGCGAAGTCCCTTGTCGAGGAGTATTTCGGCGGTCGTATTCAGTTCATCACGATCCCCGAAATGGCGACTACTTCCGGCAACCTTGTGATGCTCGTCGCGCGTTCCGTCATGGGCAAGCCCGTGGCCGAGATCGGATTCAGCGAGAAACTGCGTATGGGCCGCGTTATCCCGCAGCTGTCCAGTTTCAAACAGAAGGTTTCGTCCTCGACCTACGGCACGATCTACTATCGTCCGTACGCCGTCGTTTCGATGCTCGGTTGCTAACAACCGCGCACGCAAAAACAACAAAAAGGGGGCAGAACGCGCAAAAACGAGCCGTTTTGCCCCTGTTTCAATCAAGGAGGAACAGTAATGTCCAGAACGAAAAGCACTGCAAAAAAGACCACTGGCGGCGCAAAAAAAGCCGCTGTGACGAATGAAGTGTCCGCGAAACTTGGGCCGGTCGTTGACCCCGCGCCCGTGGCGGAAATCCCCGTCGCTGATGAAGCGCCGAAAGTGATTTCCAAAAAAGCGCCGAAGACGGTTACGGTAATGTGCCGCGAACCCGTCGGCGTGACGTTCCGTGTTCGCGACAAGTTCGGCACGTTGCACATGGTCAAGGTCAACGGCTACGGCGAAGCACTGCGCGGGCTTGACAAAGGAATTCTTGTCCCAGGCTGGGGTATGACACACGGCGTAGACGCTGAACTCTGGGCTGAAATCGAGAAGATGTATGCCCGTACGCTGCCGCTGTTCACGCGCGGCATGATTCAAGCCTTCGCCGACGCGCAGAGCGCAGAAGACGAAGCCGAAAACCTCAAGGATGTGAAATCGTCGCTCGACCCTGTAGACATCGACAAAACGCATACCGCCGAGGTGTAGCAAATGGCCGTCGTTGTGTTTGACGTTTCAGAGTTTCGGGCGATCTATCCGCAGTTTTCAGAGTTGACGGACGCGCAACTGACCGCGTTTTTCGATGACGCCTGCCTTTATCTTGATAACACTGATGCGAGTCCCGTTCAGAATATTACGCTCAGAAAATCGCTGCTCTATAAGATCGTCTGTCACCTGGCGACGCTGGCACAGCGCGGCGGCGGCGTGACGGGCGCGGTGACGAGCGCGAGTGAGGGCAGTGTATCAAGCTCATTCAGCCCGCTCCAGTCAACAAGTGAAAACGCGGCATGGTGGAATCAGACGGCGTGCGGCGCGTCGTTTTGGATGCTGTGGCGGCGCTTTACACGAGGCGGCTATTATGTCCCGTATACCCGTTACCATTAAGGGCGGCGAGAAAATTCACGCTGCGCTGATGCGTCTGGGCGGCAAAACGCCCGTTTTGCGCGTCGGGATTCTTGAAGGCGCGACGTACAGCGGCGAGCATGGAACAGGCGAAAAGGCGGGGCAGAGCGTTGCAACTGTCGCGTTTTGGCAAGAATACGGCACGCGCACGAACACGCCGCCGCGCCCGTTCATGCGCAATACGGTGGCCGAGAAAAAAGACGACTGGGCGAAACAGCTTTCCGCGAGTCTGCTCTATGGCCGCTCATTTGCCGAAGCGCTTGACGCCGTGGGAATGGTGGCCGTGCAGGATATTCGGCAGACGATCCAAAAAGGCGTCCCGCCGTCGTCGGCTCCGTCAACGATCGCATTTAAAAAGCGCATCGGCAAGGAGTATGCCAATACGCCGCTGATCTTGACCAAGACGATGATGATGAGCGTCGCGCATGAGGTGATTGAATGAACGGTATTAACCTGCATCATATTGTCCGCGCTCCGATCACGAATGTTCACCCGGACGAAACTTTGCTATGGTATCAGAATCAGGGCGCTCAGAACGTCGGCGGCATCCTGAAACCGTCATACGCCGCGCCCTTGCCGCTTGTCGCGCAAGTGCAGAGCGAAAGCGACGCCGCGCTGATGCACGCTGACCGCGCGGGCATGAATACTGAAACGGTCAAGGTGTATCTGTATTGGGACACGCAGAAAGCGCCGCTCAATCTCGACCGATTCACGGCGAAGGGCGGCGACATCTTCAGACGTGCCGACGGCTCGTTTTGGCTTGTCACCGGTCTGACAGACAACTTTGCAGATGTGGGCTGGGTATCGTGCCGCGCCGTGCGGCAGATCAACCCGCCCGAGGGTTTTGAAAATGCCGACGTTCCCGCAGCCGGTTAATCCAGTCTCCACGTCATGGCCTGATGTTATCAGCGCCGTGCAGGCGTTTTTGTTTAAGTACGCCGTCCCCGCGTTGCCGCTTGATAACATCATCTGCGGCAACTTCAACCGCGCCGCGCTTCCCAATACGGACGAACTGACGATTTACAGTTTTCTCCGACATGAGCGCCACGGCACGAACGTTGAGACATTCGACGCCGCCGCTGTTGCAAACGATCAAGACGGCGCTCTTGAGACGTCCACGCTGATCGAGGCTGTTTTACAGATCGATTTTTACAGCCGCACAGACGCGGCACGCCAGCGGGCGCAGACGGTCGAGACGATAGCGAAAAGCTCAAGCGCGGTGCAGTTCTTCAAGCCTTACGGTATTTCGTGCCTGTATGCGTCTGATATTCGCGATATGACGGGAATGATGGACGCGGAACAGTATGTACAGCGCTACATGCTGGAGCTTCATCTTTCGTTCTGGTCTACGGTTTCTCAGGGTCTGCCGTGGTTTGATGCGGTCGACGTTGATTTAAAAAATGTTGATGTAGTATGCCCGCCGCTTGAATAAGTGGCGGTTATTTTTTTATGTGAGGAGTGATTTACAATGGCAATTCCCGCTTCTCGAATCGTCAACGTCACGCCGCGCCTGATCGCGGCGGGCGGGACTGATCTCGTTATGAACGGCCTGTTGCTGACGACGAATCCGCTGATCCCGCTCACGTCGTTCGCGCTGACGTTCACGAGCGCCGACGCTGTTGGTGACTATTTCGGCATGACGAGCGACGAATATCTGTTTGCCGTGCGCTATTTCCTCGGCTACGATAATTCGTTTAAAAAGCCGCGCTCGCTCATTATCGCTCCGCGCGTGCTCACGTCTGCCCCGGGCTGGCTTCGCGGCGGCAAGAATACCGCCACGCTTGCGCAGATTCAGGCCGTCACGAACGGCGCGATGACGATCACGATTGACGGCACTGCGAAGACGCTTGCAGACGTTGACCTGTCGAGCGTGACGAGTTTCAGCGATGCGGCGACGGCTCTTACGAACGCTCTTGGCACTGCCGCGACGGTGACATATTCCAGCTTCACGGGCGCGTTCCAGATCAACAGCAACACTGTCGGCGCGTCGTCTTCGGTGTCGTTTGCCACGGGCGGCGAGACTGGAACCGATCTTTCCGTTCTGCTCAATCTGACGGAGGCCGCTGGCGCTGTCCTTTCACCCGGCGTTGAGGCGATGAGCGTTGCTGAAAACATGGCCGCTATCCGCACGAATTCGGATAACTGGGTAACGTTCACGCCGCTGTATGGCGCGACGGATGAAGAGATTCTCGCGCTGGGCGCGTGGGCGACTGGCATGGGCGTTGATTATCTGTTCGTTGCGTGGAGCAACGACGCTGAACTGCTTGACGCCACGTCCGAGACTTCGATTGCCGCACAGCTGACCGCCGCGAATGCCGCCGCCACTGCGGGCGTCTATGGCTCGTATGAGTACGCCGCTTTCGTCATGGGCGCGGCCGCGTCCATCGATTGGGACAGGATCAACGGCGTGATCAATTTCGCGCACAAGGGGCAGAGCGGCCTCGCGCCGAATGTCACCGACGCGCAGACCGCCGCCGCTCTTGAGGCCAACGGATGGAACTTCTACGGGTCTTATGCCACAAGGAATGACCAGTTCTATCTGTTCTTCCCCGGCGCGATGTTCGGCAATTACAGCTTCATCGATCCCTATATCAACGCCATCTGGCTGAAAAACGTGATTCAGGTGTCGTGCATGGCCGGTCTTGCCGCGTCTGGCCGCGTGCCGTACAACGATGCGGGCTATGCGCTTATCCGCGCCTGGCTCGTTGATCCTGTGAATCGCGCTTTGCGCAATGGGACAATCGACGTGGGCGTGACGCTCTCCGAGTCGCAGAAAGCGCAGTTAATCCAAGAAGCTGGCGAAGACATCAGCGAAGAGCTGTTCACGAACGGCTTTGTTATTCGCATCGACGATCCCGGCGCGAGCGTGCGCGTCAATCGAGAGTCGCCGACGATCTCGCTGTGGTACACCTACGGCGGCGGCGTGAATCGTCTTGAGATCGCGTCGACGGCGATTCTCTAGGAGGTGACACGTTATGCTTACTGACATTACCAGTGCGAATGCTAAACTCATTCTGACCTGTGAAGAGCTGTATCCGTCTGGCGTCGAGCTTCAGATGTTCAGCACAAATCAGGCGTGGAACGCTGACGCGCTTCAGGTGGCCGAGACGCGCATGGGCGTTGACGGTCACATGGCGGCCGGTTATGTTCCCAATATCAAGACCGTCACGATTCAGCTGGAGGCGTCTTCGCCGTCTCGCCGCTACATGCAGACGATTCAGAAGGCGATGATCGCAAATCAGCGCGTGTATAAGGTTTCGCTGACGGCTATTATTCCGTCCATCGGCGAACAGGTGATCTGGAGCGAAGGCGTCATGCAGAACGGCGCTGTCACTTCGACCGCCGCCCGCGTGATGGAACCGACTTCGTGGGTATTCCACTTTGAAAAGTACGAACGGAGCGCCTATAACTAGGCGCTCCGCTTTTTTATCCCGGAGGTACTAAGCAATGCGAAAAGAAAAAACCGTCGTTCTTGATGATCGCGGGAATAAGCTGACGTTTAAGATTCGCGAAATGTCGGCGACGGACACGGGCAAGTGGATCATGCGTGCGCTGAAAGCACTCGGCGCGGCAGGCGCTGAACTTCCCGATGGCGCAGATTTGCGGGCGGCTGTTATCTTTATCCGTAACAACTTTCAGTCGTTCTGCAAGAATATCGACCTCGAAGACGTTCAGAGCCTGCTCGACGATCTTCTACGCTCATGCACACGCATCGTCGGCAAAGCGGAAGAAGCCGTCACGCCGGAAACAATCGACGATTATGTTTCAGACGTGCGGACGCTGTTCGCGTTGTACGGTGAAGCCGCGAAAGTGTGCTTGGATTTTTTCGGAACAGAAAGCCGCTCAGAATCCCCCCGCTCCCCGAGGATCGAATTGCACAAATAGCGGGGCTGATCGGTTATGAGAACGTGACGCATATCACGGCGGCTATTATTGCGAGGCGATATGCGTCACTTTACGAATTGCAAACGATTTACAGCATGGGAGACGCGCTCGATATGTACGAAATCATCGCTGTAAATAACTATAACGAAGCCGCTTACAGTGAAGCGGCAAAACGTGACGCGGAAGCGCGGAGGAGGTGAACGGCATGGCTGAAAACGTAGTTGACGCGCTGATTGTAACTTTAGGCTTGGATTCAAGCGAGTATCAGCAGGGCATGGAAGAAGCCGAACACACAACGCGCGAATTCAGCGAAAAAGCGCCGCGTGAAGCGGAACGTGGGCTGAACGCGATTGAAGCGAAGTTCGGCGCGACGTTTCGCGGCATCTTTCACACGTTCATCGCGCCGCTGACCGCCGCACTCGGCACGATGGGAATTTTCTCGCAGTACACGCAGACGGCAGACCGGATTGGAAAAATGGCTGACCGCATCGGCGCAAGCGCGGAAGAGTTGCAAGCATTCGGCGAAGCGGCGAAACGTTCCGGCGGCTCTGTCGAAGGCTTTATGTCGTCGTTTGAAAGCCTGAACGGTCAGATTCAACGTATGCAGGCGATGGGCGGCAAGGGACGCTTGACGCCTATTCTCAAACAGCTCGGAATCAGCGCCACGGAGAACGGCAAGGCAAAAGACACATTCCAGATTTTGCGCGAACTCGCGGGCGCGTCAGAACGCATCGGCAAGCAGAAATTTGCAGGGCTGGCGCGTTTTCTCGGACTAGATCAAGGGACGATCATGCTGTTGCAATCTGGGCGCGTAGCGATGGATGAGCTTATCGCGCGACAGCGGGCGCTCGGCGTGTACACCAAAGAGGATTTCGAGGTCACCGCCAAATTCAACGACGCGATTTCAGATTTGCAACAGGTCTTCCGTTCGCTTGCCGCTGTGATTCTGCGCGTGATCGTCCCGCCGATTCGCATGATCGCGGAAGCGATGACGAAAGTCGTTCAGACGTTCCGTGAGCATCAAGGCTTTATCGTTGCGGGACTTCTCGTAATCGCGGGCATCATGAGCGGAACATTGCTGACCGCCGCGAAAGCACTCGGCGCGGCGCTTATGCCGTTGCTTGCGCCTATTGCGGCTATTGCCGCGCTCGGTTCTGTATTCGACGAAATCGCGGTATACGCCGAAGGCGGCGAAACACTGTTTGAACCGCTCTGGCGTGCAATCGGAACGCCGGAAGACTTCAAAGCGGCGCTTGATACGATCACGGATTTCGCGGATAGCGCCTGGAACACGATTTCAAAACTCGCGTTGGACATCGGAGGCGCGTTCGTTGACACGTTCTCTGAATGGGCATCGTCGTTTGACGTTGACGCGTTCGTTGAAAAAGTCTCTGCACTCTGGGAACGGCTGAAAGACGCGTTCGCGCCGCTTGAAACTGCGCTGAAATCGCTTGACGCGCCTATTCAAGCATTGAAGCCGCTTTTGTCGGAAATCTGGGGACTTGTCTCTGACATCGGCAAAAGCGCGATGGAATGGCTCGGCGCAGATGAACCTGGCGGCGCGTGGGATTTAGTCAAGTCCACGATTGAAGCTATTTCGATCACGATTCAAGCCATGTCAACGACGGCGAAAGAACTGTTCGGGTGGATTCAGAAAATCCTTGCTGAATTCAGAAAGTTCCTTGGCTTGAATAACCCGTTCCAAGAGAACGCGGAAAAAGAAGTTCTGCAAGGCCGCGACAAAAACGCGCTCGTCACTGAACGCGCCGCGCAGATTAGGAAACAGAATCCGCTGTTGACGGATTCGCAGGCGAAGGTCGCGGCACGTCAACAGGTGAACAGAGAAATCGACTTCCGGCGTGATTATGACTTGTTCGGCGGCGATGCTCTCGCGATGGCGCAGTCCGGGTGGAATTCAGCTGATATAGAACGCTTTACGTCGGCGATTGCAAGCCGCGCCCCGGACAAAGCGCAACTTTCGCAGGACAACCGAAAGACGATAAGCGTGAAATATGACACGACCGTGAATAACAATAATACGTTCAACGGCGTTGAAAATACGGCGGCTGTTCAGAATGCAGTCTCGCAAGGATCGCGCGAAGGCACAGAACGCGGCTTGACGCTTGCGCCCGTCAATGCGGGGGTGTTCGGCTCATGATTGAAAACGAATGGCTTTTAGCCGACGAAAACGGAAATTCGCTCGTTGAATTTCAGAGTTTCATTTCATGCGAAATCAGCGACGAAGGCGAAGTTCTGAAAATGCCGACGGAAAACGGCGGCTTTGCCGCTTATAACAAGGTCGCCGATTCGATCAAGATTCGCGTTCAGCTTGCGATACAAGGCGACGATGCCGACATTCAAACGGCGCTGACGAACTTAAAAACGCTGAAAGACGGCACGCAGACGTTTTCGCTTGTTACGCCTACGGTCGAATACCGCAATATGACGCTTGAAAGCCTCAACTATTCGCGCAAGCGCGAAGACGGCTTAAAAGTCTGCTACGTCGAATTGACGCTGATCGAAGTTCGCGAAGTTGAAGCGCAGTATACCGAAACGAAAAAACGCTTGACAAAAAAGAAAGTCAAGCGTGCAGACTGCGCCAGTTCGCAGGCGACGGGCAAAACGACCGCGCAACAGCCGAAAACAGTAAAAAGCGTTCCGAAGGAACTATACGACAAGTATGTTGGCGGCAATAGCGCACGCAAGAGGTAGTAAAAAATGCTGATTATTCCACTTCAACAACTCCCCGCGCAGTCGTTCATCACGATCCTCGATGAGCAGAACGTCGAAATCAGTTTGTATCAGCGTTACGACCGCCTTTATATGGACGTGACGCTCGATGAAACGCAGATCGCCGCCGGGTGTGTCTGTCTGAACTATGTCCCTGTTATTCAGCATGAAACTCCTTTTCGCGGTGCATTGATCTTCGCCGACACGCTCGGCGACACCGCGCCGCAATGGGACGGACTCGGCGAGAACGGGCGCTATGTGCTGTTCTATTTGACGCAGACTGAGGCTGAAGAATATGGCTTCGTATAACATCAAGACGCTTCGCGCGGAAATTCAGTTGGGAACCGGCAATTTTCAAGGCACGAGCAAAAACACATATGTCATCGAAGGGCTTGCAATGTCCGCGAAGATTGAAAAAGTCGGCCTTCCCGATTTGAGCAAGTGCGAACTGTCTATTAAAGGCATGAAGTATGAAGTCATGGAACAGCTGACCGTCCTGGGCTTCCGTAAACTCACAAGCGCGAAGAACCTTCTGACGCTTTACGGCGGCACGGTCGGCGAAACTCTGCCCGTGTTGTTCTCCGGCGACATAACGAAAGCCGTCGCAGACTTCAAAAACGCGCCCGATGTGACGTTTAACATCAGTGCCACGACGGGCGCGTATTCAGTCAAGAAAGCCGCGCCGCCGCTCAGTGTTGCGGGAAGCACGGCGGCGGCTGACCTTGCGAAAGCATGGGCGGCCGAAATGGGGTATTCGTTCAAGAACGCAGGCGTGACAACGCAAGTACAGAACTGTATTTTCAACGGTTCGCCGTTGCAGAAACTGCGCGTGCTTTCAGAGCAGTACCACATTGAAACGATTATTGATGATGGCGAGATCATCATTCAGCCGCGCGGTGAAGTTCGCAAGACAGGCACGATCCCGTATCTGACCGAAGAAAGCGGCCTCGCCGGTTATCCCGCGTTCACTGATAAAGGAATTTCGCTCGTTGCGCTGTACAACCCCGATTTCAAGTTCGGCGGCCTTGTGCGCGTGAAAAGCATTGTTCCGCGTGCTTCTGGCGAATGGAAAATCACGAAACTCATGCATAGTGTAAGTGCATACGAAAAAAGCGGCGAATGGTTTTCAGAGATCGAAGCAACGTGGAAAGGGGAATGATCCGTCATGGCTGAAAACGGCATCGTGAAAGGCATGGCCGATGAATACACCGATTCCACGCCTTTAAATCAACTGGAATTCTTGATTAAAACGCTGACGCGCGATATGTCGACCGCGATCCCCGTTATCATCACGGCAGTTCAAGCGGGCGACACGAACGCGGCGGGTTATGTTGACGCGCGGCCACTTATTGCGCAGATCGACGCGTGGGGCAATTCTTTGCCGATGGCGGCGATTCATCATCTTCCGTATTTCCGGCTTCAATCTGGCCGCGCGGCGGTCGTTCTCGACCCTGTTGTCGGTGACATTGGGCTTGCGGTCTTTGCGCAGTCGGACTGCTCAAACGTCAAGCAAGGCGCGAATCAGACAGTTCAGCCCGGTTCGTGGCGCAAGTTTGATCAAGCGGACGGCTTTTATGTCGGCGGCTTTCTGAATAAAAGCGTTGATACGTTCGTCCGTCTTGCGCAGGACGGAAGCGTCACGATAAGAGCGCCAGGAAGCGTTACGATAGACGCGCCGACGGTGACATATACGGGCGATATTATTTGCGGCGGTTTTTCGTATCTTGGGCATACGCATACCGGCGTTCACGGCGAAACGTCCACGCCGCATTAAGGGGGCTAGAAAATGAACGGGCATACTTTATATCTAACTCCCGACAACTGGGACATCACTCTCGATTCTTCCGGGCGCTTGCAGACGAGCGCGAACGCTTATGCAATCGCGCAGAACGTCGCGAATGCCGTCCGGCTGTTCACGAATGAAGCATTTTTCGCGATGGACGAAGGAATTCCGCATTTTGAAATTGAATTAGGCTACACGCGTCCGGCGCTTTCAGTTCTTCGCGCCCGCATCCGCGAAGCGGCGCTGAACGTTGAAGGCGTTTTAGACGCGGAGGTCAATCTTGACGGCGTGCGGGATCGCAAGCTGACCGGTGAGATTCTTCTGACCGTCGCGGACGAAGATAAAAGTTCAAAGATCACGCTGACGTTATAAAAGGGGTGGAATCATGGCTATTGTATTTGACCCGGCAACGGGGCTGATAGTAGAAAGCGCGGAAACAGTTTTAAACGCTATCGGCGCAGACTGGCAAAACGCTTTCACGGGCGGTGGTCTGCCGCCGCTTGACATCGACCCCGCAACGCCTGCCGGTCAGCTGATCGCAACAGAGGCGGCGCTTGTGCAGGCGAAAGATTCTGAAATCCTGTTTCTCGCAAATCAGTTTAACCCGCTGACTGCGGAAGGTCGTTGGCAAGAAGCACTCGGAAAGATTTATTTCATCTCGCGCAAAACGGCAGAACCGACGGTTGTTTCTTGCACTTGCACGGGGCTTTATAACACTGTCATTCCCGCCGGTTCAATCGTCCAGAACACAGACGGCTACCAGTTGCGCAGTCTGGACGCGGCAACGATCCCGTCAAGCGGAACAATCGACATTGAGTTTGAAGTGACAGAAAACGGCCCGATTTCGATAGCCGCCGGAACGGTGACGACGATCATCACGGTTATTCCCGGTTGGGACACGGTGACGAATTCAGCGGCGGGCGTTCTCGGCAGAGATGCTGAAACGCAGACTGAATTTGAAACGCGCCGCTATAACAGCGTCGCGATGAACGCGCACGGTTCAGTTTCCGCGATACAAGGCGCGATTTCCGGTGTGGACGGCGTTCTTGATTGCAAGGTCTTGGAAAACTCGACCGATAGTGCCATGACGATTCTCGGCGTGTCCGTCGATCCGCACTCAATCTGCGCGTGCGTTTTCGGCGGCGACGGGACAGACATCGCCGAAGCGATTTACAGAAAGAAAGATGCCGGTTGCGGCACGACTGGCACGACAACCGTGTCATATACTGACCCCGATTTTAACAACGCGGTCTATACTTACAACATTTTGCGCCCGATTGCCGTTGACGTGAAAATGGCGGTCACGATCAAGAACACGGGAAGCACGCCCGCGAGTATTGCCGACGATATAAAGACCGCGCTGATCGCGGATTTCTACGGACAGGGCGAAAACGCCCGCGTCGGCCTCGGTCAGACGTTGTACGCGTCGCGCTTTTATCCGATTGTTATCGGTGCGGGCGTGAGTGATTTCGTCTCGCTGACAGTTGCGCTCGGCACGGGCGCGTTCGGCAGTTATATCGACATTAATGCCAATCGCGAACCGCAACTTGACGAATCGAATATCACGGTGACGATCATATGACGGCGCGGCGCGATTTTTCAGTTCTGCGGGACGAAACGATCCTCAGTCAGTATAGCGCCTCGCCTCATATACTCCAGTTGACGTATGACTTCTCACTGAGGATCGACCCCGCGCCGGACATCGACGTGTTCTTTGAAAAAGTCTTTGACATCGAAACCGCTCAAGGCTGGGGCTTGGATAACTGGGGCAGAATCTTGGGCGTGCCGCGCGGCGTTCAGGTCGCGTCGACTGATTGGTTCGGCTACTACGGCTCTGGTCTGCAACCGTGGAACAATGCGCCGTTTTATAACGATCAGCAGGCGACAAACAATTATCTGTTGACTGATGAGGCGTACAGGAAACTGTTGAAATACAAGGCGGGCGCGAATATCGGCTCCGCTGACGCGGCGACGATCAACCGTTTATTGTCGCAAATATTCCCGACTTACGATCACGTTGTTGATAATGGCGACATGAGCATTCGCGCAGTATTCAGCGATTACCTCGAATCCGTTGAAATCGGCATCCTCAACACATACGGCGCACTTAACAAAGGCGCGGGCGTGCAGTGGGTTTATCTCAGTGTGAACCCCGACGAAGTTTTTGGATTTGATGATTCCGGTTTTCAGCCTTTCGACCAAGGCGTTTTCACGCCTTATGACGTTGTTATTTTGTGAGGTGATATAAATGCCCGAACCTACTAAAATACCGCGTCCTTTTGCGGATAGTGGCGATAAAAACACTATTCCAGAATCTTCTGGTGCGCTAGGTTTCGCGAGTTGGCAAGAAGGGTTCCCCGCAATTACGGGAACGCCTTTCTCGCAGGGCGGCGTTGCACCGAAAAGAGCAGATTTTAACGGCATTTTCAATGCGTTGAGTCTCGCAATACTCTGGCAACAGCAGGGCGGTTTTTATGCGTATGGCGCAACGACTGATTACGAGATTGGGAACGTCGTTGAGTACAGCGGTGACCTTTACAAATGCCTGTCTGCAAATGGGCCAAGCAGCGCAGTAAAAGCCCCTACCGATACAACCGTTTGGAGTAAAGTCATGACCGCCGCTGACGCGGCGGCGTTGTATTTGCCGCTTTCTGGCGGGACGATGACGGGCACAATCGAGAGCACAGTCGATACCATTTTAAAAAAATCAACTACGACTGGCTCTTTGATTGTGCTATCAGGCGACAACTCTAACTCCGGATCAGGCGCGAACATCGTGCTTCGCGGCGGGGGACATGCCTCGAATCCGGGAGAATTCACGTTACACGCTGGGAACGGTAACGGTTATAAACAACTGGTCGGCAAGCCCGACGGCACGCTGACATGGGATGAAACAGACATTTTCACTGTAGGGAATTCACCTGTCTCTTTTACGTCGAGCGCAACCAGAAACTATTGCGCGAAATTCGCAAATGGTGTGATGGTACAGTGTTATGATGGTTCGCTAACAACGGACAGCAATAGTCGTGTAAAATTTATATTCTCTGAGGCATTTAAAGAGCTTCCGTTTAGTGCTAATTACGTCGCTACGTCAAATCGGTCTTTAAATATATATTCTACGTCGACAACACAGATAGTGCTTCGTGTTAATGACATGAGCGGGGCCGTCGTAGGGCCAAACGTCGCTGTACCGATGGGCGTTATCTTAATAGGGAGGTGGAAATAGTGTGGAAAATCGCACTAGACAACGCGGGCGCTGTAATTGGTTTTTATCCTCCAGATTATCAAGGCTCATACCCACGAGAAGATACCCTCGTCGAGGCGACAGAGGAAGAAAAAGAACGTGTCTATCGTCTCATGCCCGCGTATTATGATACGAATAACCACACGTTTAAGCGATTGATGCCGCCAGAACCGACGCTTGACGAATTGAAAGCGCAGAAGAAAGCTGAAATCGCGTCCGCGCGATATGAGCGCGAAATTGCGGGCGTTGAGGTCAACGGCATTACAATCGACACTGGGCGCGATAGTCAGGCACTCATTACAGGCGCGGCAGTCGCCGCAGTGCTCGACGATGACTATTCGCTCAATTGGAAGACGGAAGCAGGCTTTGTTCACTTGACCGCGCCAGAAATCATTGCAGTCGCACAAGCGGTTCGTGCTCATGTTCAGGCGTGTTTTGACCGTGAGGCAGAGCTGTGCGCCCTTGTCGATGCGGCAGAGACGAAAGAAGAACTCGACGAGATTATTATTTCGTGGCCGGTTTAATCAATAGCAATCAAGCCCCGCGTTCTGCGGGGCTTTTTATTTTATGGAGGTGATTGATATGCCAGAACCTTCAAAAATCCCGCAAGCATGGGCGTGGAATGGCGATATTAACACAATCCCCGCGACTGATCCCGGCAATGGCTTGGCAAGTTGGGAACTCGGCTATCCTATCGAAACGCAGACCCCGATTGCGGCGGGTGGTACGCCGCCGCGCAGACAGGACATGAACGGCGTTCTGAACTGGCTTTCACTGTATTCGCTCTGGGGGCAGAAGGGCGGTTTATGGCAGTATGATGCTACGGAAAATTACGAGATCGGCAACGTCATTATAGAAAACAACGCTTTGTATTATTGCATTGCCGCCAATGGCCCCGGCTCGACTGTAAAATCGCCTTCCGCTGACACTGCCGGATCATACTGGAAACTTATCATCAAAACTGACGGCACGCTGAACGTCCCGACTGTTGGTAATGCTACAACGTCGGCTCGGGGCATTGTAGAACTGGCGACGAGCGCGGAAACAAAGGCGCTGACTGATTCTCAAAGAGCAATAACGCCGTCAAGCCTTAACGGGCTTCTTTCGCTTTCGCCTGCGGCGCTGATGGTTCCCAAAGCTGATAGCAACGGCAAGCTGACAGGTTGGCTTGATGCTCTGAAAAATAGCGCGGGGAAAGTTGCTGTCAGCATTACGGGAACCGCTCCGACGCTTGAAACATCCAGAACGGTTCGTGTCAATCTGGCAAGCACAAGCGCGGCGAGTTTCAATGGATCGGCAAATATCACTCCCGGCGTTTCCGGCGTGCTGAATGTCGCAAATGGCGGCACAGGACAGAATAATCTTGACGCAGTAACGGTTGGCAAGGCTAAACAGTTAAACACTGCGCGAAATATCAACGGAACGCCATTCAACGGGACGGCAAACATTACAACGGCACAGTGGGGAACGGCAAGAAGCGCGACGATCAAAGACGCAAGCAAAGCACATACCGGCGCGGCTGTCTCCGTGAACGGCGGCGGCGATTTTTCGCTTCTTTTACCGTCTACAATTACCGCGTCTTTAATCGGGAACGTAACTGGCGACGTAAGCGGGAACTCTGGTACTGCGACAAAACTTAAAACCACGAGAACGATTAACGGCACGCCTTTCGATGGAACTTCAAATATAACGGCGATGGAATCAAGCTCGCGCAGTCTCGCGCAAAACGGTTATATCAAGTTCCAGAGTGGATTGATTATTCAGTGGGGGCGCGATGATTTTAACGGCGCTCTGTATAAAGATGTGACACTGCCGACGGCGTTTTCAAGCGTCTTATTCACTGCGCTTGGCACAGATAGCATATCCGGTTCTGTTGTTTCAACGTCTGATAATTTTACGATCGGTTGGAGTGTCGGCGCTTCGACGCTATCAAAAATCCGCTTTGTCACGAATAACGCAAGTACGCGCCTGTTTTCGTGGCTTGCTATCGGGAGATAACAGATGCAGACACGTCTTTTTCCCCCTCATTTCACGCGGCGCGAGTTGGCTTGCAAATGTGGTTGCGGACTATGTAATCCGCGCGACGAACTTTTGCATCTCGCGGAGGCTGTGCGGCATGTTCTCGGCGACACGCCCATGAAGGTGAATTCCTGTTGTCGCTGTGAAAAGCACAATCGAGCCGTCGGCGGTTCGCCCACCTCGAAACACTTGACCGGGCGGGCGCTTGACTTTCGCCCTGAGGGAATGTCCGTTTTTGCCGCGTATGCGAAAATTATCACCGCATACGAGCGCGGCGAGCTTCCCGAGCTGGGCGGCATCGGGCTGTATATCAAGAAAGATTTTATCCATATTGACGTATTTCACGCCGTTGACGGACATCTGAGGAAGTGGCGCTATGACTGAGCAGAGCGATAAGAGCCTTCTCGACATTGCGATTACGGGCGGGCTGGGCGCTTTCGTCGCGGTCATCTTCGCCGCGATCCGCGCCGCGAGAACGCACATGGATGAAACTTTCAGCGTAAAGCGCTTCGCCGTCGGTCTGTCCAGCGCGGGCGGCGTCGGTGCTCTCGTTGCATGGGGGCTTGACTACTTCGGCGTCGGCAAGGAGTTGTCCGCCGTAATAATCGCCATGTGCGGCTATACCGGTGGACGCTTGCTCGATATAGTCGAGGCCGAAATTCCCGAAACGCTTAAGGCCGGTTTTGACGGCCTCCAGAAGCGGTTACAAGAGGGGCGGTGGAAGGATGATTGACGTTGACGAAATTCTTGACCGCATGAAGATGTACAACCGCGTGATTCTCTTCTCCGTCGCAGTCGTGGCCTTGCTTTTGGCGTTGTGGCTCTTGTCAAACAGCCCCGGCCGGCGAGAAGTCGGCACTAAGTTGACAGAGATCAAGCAGACCACAAAGACAAACGAGCGCCGCGCTGATGAGATCATCGACGCGGCGAAATCACGAGAGGAGGCGGCGAAACGTGAGACGGGCGAAAGCATTCGTGCTGTGTCTGACGATCATCTCCCTGATGTGCTCGCGGGCTTGCTCGCAGACTATCGACGCGAGCGCGGCGGGCGTTGACGCGCTCAGAATACATGCCGGATGGACGGCCCCGGCATCCGGGTATTACTTGACAGACACCGCTATGCGCGACACGGTGCAGGGCTGGACAGAGGCGCGAAAAATCGCTGATGTGCGCCAACAGGCGCTTGAGGCACTTCGCGATGAAGTTAAAGCACAGCAGGCCGATTTAATTCGCCAGCTTGCAGAGCTTCAGCACGAGATTACCGCAGAGCGGTCATTGTGGCGTTCCCGCGTCCGTCGCGGGAAAATACAGGGCTTTGTTTATGGCGCTGTTCTGGGCTTCAGCGGCGGGTATCTTGTCAAGCGGAATAATCCGTGATAGAATAATATCAACATGACCCGGTGTCTCTCACTGCGCAGATTGTCCAGCGCGGTGACATATTCGCCGGGCCTTTTTTATCCCCTGTCGATTCGTCGGCAGGGGACTTATTTTTTTATCTAAACGCCGCCCCATGCTCGAAACCGTACATGTCAAAGGACGCGAAACAGCGCGAAACGTTGAGCATGCAGGATTTATGGCTTTATGTTCGGCGGTCTTCCTCTCCGCCATTATAAAAAGACTGAATAGGACTGAACGCGACAAAACCCGCCAGACGGCGGGTTTTTCGTTTATAATGGGCTTGTTAGCGTGTCATTTTTATACTGTCCCGGACAGGCAGACCGTACACAAAACCGGACACGCGGCAATAATGGACGATGAGGGGAAAAACAAAAATGTTTACAACGTTTACGGCTGGAAAGCTCGCGGCGTCAGATAAAGACCGGCTTGAGCCTGATTCTGACGGACTGTATTTAATCGTCAGAAAATCGGGGCGCAAAACGTGGCTTGTGCGCTATTACACGGGCGGCAAAGAGAGGAAGCTCACGCTCGGCGATTATCCGGCGGTCAGCTTGCAGGAGGCACGGCGACAACGTGATGAAATAAAGGCCCGCGTAAAATCAGGAATGAGCGCCCGCGATGAAGGCGCGGGGCTGACGTTTGAAAAAGTCGCGCGGGAATGGTGGAGACTGAAAAAACCGCGCTTGTCGGCGCATTACGCGAAAAATGTTGAGTATCGGCTCGAACATTATATTCTTCCCGCCGTGGGCGGCGTGGCGCTAACTGCATTCAAGCGGCAGACGGGCGCGGCGTTCCTTCACGGCCTCGCGGAGCGCGGCACGGTTGAGACCGCGCGGAGATGCGGTGAAATCGTCGCCGCCGTCATGGACTACGCGCTTGAAAGCGGTTATATCGAGTATCACGCCCTGAACGGCATCACGCGCAGCATACCGCCCGCAGAAAAACAACCATTCCGGCACGTCGAAGACCCGGCGCAGTTCGGGCGGTTGCTGGCGGCTATTGACGGCATCGCGTCCCCGGTTACGCGGGCGGCGTTGCAGATCGCCGCGCTATGCTTTCCGCGAGCCGGTGAACTTCTCGCGGCGACGTGGGCGGAAATTGACTTCGATGCGGCATTGTGGACGATCCCCGCCGCTCATACCAAGCGCAGGCGCGAGCACCTCGTCCCGTTGCCGCGTCAGGCCGTCAAGACGCTGACAGATTTACAGCAATTCGAGCGGCGAGAGATTTATACCAGCACGCCGGACATTTCGCGGCGCTATGTTTTTCCGGCCCCGCTCGGTCGATCTGCGCTGACTGAGGCCGCACTGCTCAAGGCGCTAAAGACACTCGCCGCGCATGGAGAAGCACCATTGTCGACGATCCACGGCTTTCGGCACACCGCGAGCACGCTGCTGCACAGTCGCGGCGAGAACACGCTGCACATCGAGAAACAGCTCGCACACCTCGACCCGAACCGCATTAGAGCCGTTTATAATAAATACGAGTTTCTCAACGAGCGCCGCGCCATGCTCCAGCGCTATGCAGATTATCTTGACGCGCTGAAAGGATAAAAAAAGACCGTCAAGGCGGTGGAAACCTTGACGGCAGAAAGAAGGAGTCGAAAATGTCTATATCGACCCTCGAATTATATACCATTTTGCGGGCGTGCGCAAATTGGTGCCTGAGGATTTAACTTGCCCGTAACTTGCCCGTAATTTGCCCGTAAGTTTCATTTTGCCCCCTTTTTACTTGATCGGCATTTGACTGATAAAACGCGAACGCTTGCAAACACTGAATCCGTTTATTTGACCGGCTTTTGACTGTAAGTTTCGGCAAGTTACAATTAACTTGCCCGTAACTTGCCAACGCACATAAATATAAAGATTTTCGTGCTCGTGTTGCACATTTTTAATAGACCTGTTATGATAACGACAAAGAAGCCGCCGTCCTGCCGAGACACAGGAAGCGGCATGTCTCGCCCCGCGTGGCCTCGAAGGAGGAAGCGCGGGGATTTTTTAGCAGAAAATAATGATTTAGGCATTGACAAAAAAAATGATCTGCGCTAGAATAATCTCAGAACGAAGGGCGAAGCCCTTAAAACACAAGGAGGAATAAAAATGAGTAGACAAATTTGCGAGAGGAAACACATGGACGAAATAACACGCAAGACCAAACTGACGCTCAAGATCTATTACTTCTGTGACCGCTGTGACCTCTGCGGAGAACGCGGCGACCGGGACTTTGCCTATGTCGCGCCCGCTTCTCAGAGCGAGCAGACCTGTCCGTCCGACTTCGACCCCAGCAACGAGCTTTACTGCCCGTATCACGATAATTATCAGGCGTTGCTTGATGAGCTGCACGAAATGGAGGCTGCCGAAGATGAGGGCGAAGCCCTTAAATCAAAGGAGGAGCAAAAATGAAGAATCAGGAACAGCTTTTAAAAATCGTCGCACGAATCCGCGAGACGCTTACCTCTGAATACGGCGAGAAGTTCACGGCGCTGACGCAAGACGAGAAAAACAACATCATGATTTGCGTCCTTCACGACCTGGCGACAAGAAACAGCGCGGTCATGCGAGTAGCGGCGAACGCATTCGTCGAAATGATTTAAACAAGTCGAAACCTAGGGCGGCTTGCGCCGCCCGACGGTCTGACCGTGAGGTGGCTACTGATGAGACTAAAGGAGGGGTTGAACATGTGGTTTGACAAGTATGTAAAAAAAGGCGGCTCTATGCCGACCACGTCAATTTGTGGTTATAGCACTCATGTCGACTTTGACCCGATGGGGGAGCTCACCGAAGCGCAGGTCGATGCGAGCTGGGATTGGTATGTTGCCGAGGTTAATAACGCGCTTCCCGATTTCGCTGAGTGGAGTCCTGCAACATCATCGATCATCGTGCCTGTTGACAAGGTTCACGAGCTGGACAAGTTTTTCGATGAATACAGCTGGAATGATCTGCTGAATGATGTTTTTAGCAAGTATATCGAAAACTGCGACGCTATTATCGGGGAGGCGGATTAAAATGACCAAAAGAAGCACAGCAGTAAATCAGGCGTGGAAGAAAGAAGCGGTTGCAATCGCGACGGGGAAGACGGGCGAAACTCTGTATTACATCCCGAGCAAGCGCGGCCTGTTCGTGACCGACGGCGCGGGCGTCATTGGTCTGACCGTCACCGAGGCGAAAGAAATGATCGAGCGCGACGGCATGACGCAGCTTGCGCCCGTCCCGACATGGGACGAAATGACCGAAGAATATATTAAAGTCAGGCGCGAGCGCAGCGCGGCCCTGCGAGGTGACGCCGAATGAAAGCTGTTCGTGATGCAACGCGATGCGACACGGCCACGGCGCGAAAGCTCGGCACTTCGGGCGGGCTAACGCTGTACAAGACGAAGAGCCGAAAATACTTTTTCGCTGACGGCCGCGACCTGCGCATTATCCCGGCAACTGAGGCATATGCCTGGCTCGCGCAGAACGTCGGCAAGGCGGCGGCTGAAAGCGCTTTTGTCGAAGAAGACCGCCAGCGGATCACGGTCGATTTGCCCGCGAACCTGCTAGACAAGATCGACGCCGCACGGGACGCCGACAACCGGTCACGCCGCGCTGTGATAGAGGCCGCGCTGAAACAGATATTCGGCGCATAATAGAAGCCCCGCAACTGGTGACAGAATGAGACCAGTTCGGGGCTTTATTTTTTGTCAATAAAAAGATCACCCGCCGGGGAAAGGATGAAACCCGGCGGGCGATCTCTTCAAAGGAGGTTGCGCAGTTGCGCGGAATGGAACGATGAGAGAAAGGGATGATGCTTTGTATCTTATCATTGCGGCTTCTGGACGGCTTGAACATTATCATAAACAAGCGGCACGGTCAAGACTAAAATCAAGCGGCGGCGCTCATGCCAATGTGAGCGCCGCCGCTATTTTTTATCTGCTTTCAGCCGTGGTCAGTGCTGACGTTACACCGAAACGACGGCGGCGACTTCTGCGCCGTCTGTTCTGCGGAAAGCGCCGTCTGCGGCGATCCCCGCGAATCCATTTATAACCGCCTTTTCGACTGCGCACATATCGCGCTTGAGCGGGTATCGGCAAGGCCGTCACCGCCGCGCATGACATGAGCGCACAGACAAGCATGATCTTGATAAAACGCATTACAACCCCTCCCCGTTATCTTATCGTCCTTCGCAGCTGTACGACCGGCCCCCAGATGGAGAACCGCGACGGCTCGGCAACTTCGGCGGCGCTGAGTTTAAAAGTGTCTACGTCGCTGTACAGCGTCACGCCGCCGTCGTCATGGCGCACGACCTTCTTTGCACTCAAAGCGCCGTCCCAACAGACCACGCAGATTTGTCCCTGCCGCGGCACAACGGCGGGATTGATGATAAGCACATCGCCGTCGAAGATGCGCGATTTTTCCAGACATGCGCCGTCTGCACGAACGGCGACGGGCGGGCGCAGATCGTCATAAATGCCGCCGAGTTCGCTGATGCTGTACCGGTAGATTTCATCCGGTGAATTCTGGATTTCGTCATACGTGGGAATTCCCTCGCCGCAGCATGCCGTCACCTCGCGCGACAAGAGCGGCACGGGGATCATCCGTCCGCGCGGTACGGTCAGCGGCGTGACGTCTGACGGCATCGGGGCTTCGCCGTCGTCAATGCCGACAAGGTACGAAAGCGGCACGTCCAGCGCCGTGGCGATTTTCTCCAGTTCGTCAGACTTTGCCGCGCGACGGCCTTTTTCAAGCCGAATGATCGTGTACTCAGAAACGCCGATTTTATCCGCTAGTGATTTTTGAGAAATGCCTGCTGCTTCTCTTGCTACTCTCACACGTTCACCAACTGCCATAATTGCCGCCCCCTTTTACTAATACTAGCAAAAATGCAAGTTTTACGCTACAATCAAGATAGCTCAAAGAGACGGGCAAAATTACAAGATTTCTACTTGACACTTGCAAATTTGCATGTATAATAATCTCAGACAGGCAAAATTACAAGTGTGAGGGGTGATAAAGTGCTGAGAATCACAGAATGCAGAAAAGCGGCTGGGCTTAGTCAGGCCGCGCTCGCGGAAGCTGTTGGCGTTAATGAATGCACGATTATGAGATGGGAAAAGCGGCGCTCGAAGCCGAACGCGAAATATCTCCCGGCATTGTGCGCGGCGTTGAAAGTCCCGCTCGATGAGCTTTTGACGTTTAAGGAGGAACGGGCATGACCGCGAGTGACATTTTCGCGCAGACCGTTGCCGACGCCGTGAAAGAAGCAATCGCGCCGCTTGTCGCGAGAATTGACACGCTGGAGCGGCTTCTCACGGCCACGGGCGGCGAACGCGCGGCGGATATGTTGACGCGGGAACAAGTCGCCGCCCGCCTGAACGTAAGCGAGCGGACAGTTGAGCGGTATGTAGCAAGCGGAAAACTTCACGCGCCAGTGGGCGAGGGCCGTTTAAAGCGCTGGCGCGTGCAGGATATTCGAGACTTTGGGGAGGCGGTTTGATGAGCAAGAAACCGTTTGAGCTGGGCTCGGACGTGGCGCGGGCGCTGGATGAGATCATCTGCATCAATGACGATCTGCCCGCTGAATACTTGGAAGAAGTCGAAAGGAGACGTGCGAAAAATGACGATTGAAGCAGAGAAGGCGCTGTGTGAGGCGTTTGTAACTGTGTTCTTTCTGTGGCTGGCGGCGACAGGAGCGCTGGCGTGGTTGTATGAGCGCAAGAAGGCGCGGCGATGAGCAAGACATATAACCGCGTTTATGCGCAGGGTTACAGGGCCGGGCGCAAGGCCACACGATGGGAGAAATTCTGCTGGCTACTCAAACACCGCCGCCGCGACGTGGAGGATTGGTTGACCGACGACGACGCGAAGGACACGGATTTCCTCGTCATGATCGCCGCCGTCACGCTGATCGGCATTGCTGGCGTTCTGATGGCCTTCGCGGCGAGGGTATAAAAAACGCCGCTGACGTGCGGGCACACATCAGCGGCAAGACAGAAAACAGGCCAGTGTTTTTCTTGTCGGCCTGATTATAGCACATCAGGAGGGAATTTTGAAATGATGAGTCTCGAGTACCAGATCGAGCACTTTTGTGACAACTGCCCGCACTGCTACGACTGCGGCGGCATGGATTATGCCTACAGCGCTCCGATGTACGTGCACGAAACGACGTGCAGGGCGCTCGGTGATCCTGAGGATTTAGCTTGCCCCGAAAGGACGGAGTACAAGGCACTTCTGGCGGAACTGGACGAACAGAACACGGAGGATGAAGAGGATGAATGATCGGTTGATTTCAAGCCTTGAGAGCATGCAGGACACGCTGACAGATATTTCGACGGCGGTGGAACGGAAGCGCGACGCGCTGAGTGATTTCCTTGAGGCGCTGGACGCATCAATCCGGAAACTCGATGATGCTCTGGAGGTCTTGAGGAAGTCGAAAGAGGCTAACCTTTTCTGACCAAAGGAGCGCGGCGATGGACATTATTCACGAAAAAATGAAGCCGGGAGTTTTTTCTCCCGGCATCTACGACTGCTACACGAACCGCCAGTATCACGAGCATGAGGGCTTGAGCAAGTCGAATCTTGACCAACTGCACCGCACGCCCGCGCACTATCGGGCGAGCATCGCGGCCAAGGGAGAAGAGACGCCCGCGCAGAGATTCGGCACAGCGTTTCACTGTGCGGCGCTTGAGCCGGTCATGTTCTCGGCGGGGTATACGGTTATCCCCGGCGACAAGAGAACGAAGGCTGTGAAAGAGGCGTGGGCTGAGGCCGAGAAGAGCGGCAAGATCGTGCTCACGATGGAGGAATTCGACGCAATCAACGGCATGTGCGCGGCGCTGTGGTCGTCGAAAAATGCTGAGGTATTTCTGCGGCCAGCGCTGCGGGAACACAGCGTTTTTGCAGAGCTGAACGGCGTACGCGTGAAGTGCCGCCCGGACGCCTGGAACGTCGGCTATAACGTCATTCTTGACCTGAAAACGACGGAAGACGCAAGCCCGCGAGCGTTCGCGGCCAGCTGCCGGAAATGGCGGTATTACGTGCAGGACGCCTATTACAGACACGTCGTCGCTGCCGCGATCGGCGTGGATGCGGACACTGATTTGTCGTTCGTGTTCGTGGCGGTCGAGAAAAAACCGCCCTTCGGCGTGGCGTGGTACACGCTGGACGGCAACGACGCGGCGCTCGGATGGGCAGAGGCTTTAGGCGACATGCAGATTTATAAAAACGCGATGGAAAGCGGCAACTGGCCGGGGTACTCGGCAAAGATCGAAACACTGTCAATTTTCAGCCGTCGGGCTGATGTCTAGGAGGTTTTCACGATGGGGAACACAGCGAACATGATGACGACGATGCAGGGAGCGCCGGGCGGCGCGATGGGATTTTTCACCGGGCCGAGTGCGGCGATGGTGGCAGCGGCTGAAAGCGCAAAAGCTCAAATTCAGTGCGCGTACATCATGGCCATGCAGTGCCCGCGCAGTTATTTCCAAGCGGAGGCGGCCGTGATTGAGGCATGCCAGAATCCCGATTTCGCGGAGAAGGTTGAATACAAACTTCCCGTCGGCGGGACGACGATCACAGGGCCGACGATCCGGCTGGCCGAGTTGGTGCGGCGGTGCTGGCGAAACATTTTTACCACAGAGCGCGTGATGCACGACGACGACCGGCAGACGATCATACAAGTGACGGCTATTGATCTTGAAACAAACAGCATCGAAACGGCAGAAGTTATCGCGCCGAAAACGGTTGAGCGCAAGCGCGTCAAGGCCGGACAGGAGATCATCGGCGAGCGGCAGAACAGCTACGGCGAGAAGGTCTTTATCGTGGCCGCGACAGACGCGGAGGCCGACAAGATCAGAAAGGCGCTCTGTGCCAAGGCGCTGCGGAACGCAATTTTCCGGCTTGTCCCTTCGGAGATCGTGAAAAAGGCGATGGACACGGCGCGGGAGACGATCCGCCGCGCTGACGCTCAAGACCCGAAAGACGCGACGCGGCGGCTGATCGCCTGCTTTGATGAGCAGGGCGTGAGCATTGAGCAGGTCGAGGCGTACATCGGTCACACGCTTGACAAGAGCACGAAGACCGATGTGAAGAAGCTGCGCGACTGCTACCGCGCAATGCAGGGCGGCGCGAAGTGGGAAGAGATCACGGAGCCGGAGATCACCGAAAAGGCTAAAAATGACCGCCTGAACGAGATCGCCGACAAGAAGACCGACAAGCCCGAAAAGACGCTCATGGAGCGCGTTGCAGAGCTGAAAGCCGAGGCCGGTATCACTGAGGCCGATTTGATTAACAACACGGAGGAACAGCAGAAATGAAGATCAACACGAACAGCGTGATTATTACCGGCAACGTCACACGCGACGCCGAACTGAGATACACAAGCACTCAAAAGCCCGTCTTGGGCTTCACGGTGGCGTGCAATCGTCAGGGGCCGGACGGACAGAGCGCGGCTGACTTCTTCCCCGTCGTGCTGTGGGGAAAGAGCGCCGAGGCGCTTGAAAAGTACCTGATTAAGGGCAAAAGCGTCTTGGTCAAGGGGCGACTGCAAACGCGCAGTTATGAGAGCAAGACGGGCGAGAAGCGCAACGTCACGGAGATCATTGCAGACAGCTTCGGCGGCGTGGAGCTTCTCGGCGGCGGCGAGCGTGCGCAAGGCGGCTATACTCAGCAGCCGCCCGCGCAGAATCAGCGCCCGCAGAGCGCCCGAGGCGGCTGGAATCCCCTTGACGTGGACGAACCGGCACCGAGTGCGCAGACTGCGAGAACGCAGGAACAGGGCGACTTCCCGTTTTAAGGCGGCGCGGCGATGGCGAGCAGTGAGAACGGCGGTTTCTTCAAAGTTCCGAATAGTGTCATGGACTGCGAAGGACTGACGGGAACAGAAAAACTTGTATTGCTCTCACTGCTCCGTCATTTCAACGCGGAGCAACAGAGAGCATGGCCGTCGATAAGACTGATAGCTAAAGAGGCAGATATAAGTAATTTTTGGACGGTGGAGACATTAAAACGGCTTGAAAAAAAAGGTGTAATCCGCACGGAGAAAAAATGGGGATGCGGAACGCGCTATGAGGTTGTAACTAGTCAACTGAGTTTACTAGTCAACTCAGTTGAACAGTCAACTCAGTTGAACACACCGTACAACTCAGTTGAACAGTGCTGTACAACTCAGTTGAACGGACTGTGCAACTCAGTTGAACCGAACAATACTAATGAACAAGACAATATTAACAAGACTAAAGAACAATACAAAATAGCGCCCGCGAAAAAAGACGATTTCGCAGCAGACTTCGAAGAATTTTGGAGAGCTTACCCGAAGCCGAAAAACCCGGACAAAACGCCGACGCGGAAAAAATACGAGGCGTTGCGGAAAAAGGGCGTCAGCGGCGACGACCTGTTAAAGGCAGCGCAAGGCTACGCGAGATCAACGCAAGGGACAGACCCGCGATATATCAAACACGGCGCGACGTTCCTGGGGCCGTCTGACGCATGGCGGGACTATCTGACAGCGCCGGAGCCGGTCAGCGACGAGCCGCCGGACGCGGAAAAGCTCTTTCCTGACCTTGCGGAATGGCTGAAACAGAACAGGAGTGAGGCGAATGAGCGATAAAGACTGGAAGGCGTTTCGGGGCTATCTGAACGGCGTTTTCGAACAGTACGGCAAGCCCGCGCTCACAGACGCAGGGGCGCGGATCATGTTTGAGAACCTTCGCGACATGCCGCTTGAGATGGTGCTGAACGGCCTTAATTTGCATGTGAGGATGAACCGTTATATCCCGCCGAACGCGGCATCGGTGCGGGAGCTTGTCGGCAATGAGCTTGCAGTTAAGGCGCTTGAAAAAGCGCAGGCGGCGACGAAGTTCATAGCGAGCGACGCGAGCGTGAGATTCAGCGACCCGCTGATTCACGTCACAATCGAGCGCTGCGGCGGCTGGACGGCATTTTATTTTTTGACGCAGGCTGAGAAGCGCGAGCAGTTTCTTCCCGCCTACGCGGAGGCATTTCGCAAGCGTGTTGATATTGACAATGCGCCAGACCACGCGGCGGGCGATTGGGAAAAGCGCGGGGGCTATCTGCACCCGTGGACGCCTGAAAAAATCATCGACGTGGATGCGGAACTTGCTAAGCGGGAAGAGCAAAAGCGGCTGACGGCATGACGCCGCGACAGATTGACGAGTTGCGAAGCATCCCGATCGGGCAGGCCGAAATCGTTATCAACAGCCTCAAACGAGCGGGACGCGAGTACGGAGAGAAGCTGATGGACGCATACGAAGAGCGGCTTGCGATCATCACTGAGGGGCGCGACGTGCAGCCGGAGGATATTTCGGCGGCGTGGGCAAGTGCGCTAAATGTGAAGTTTGAGAAGGGGGGAGCATGACGATGAAGGGGTTGTCGCTGTTCACCGGGATAGGCGGCCTTGACCTGTCCGCGATAGCGTGCGGAATCACGTCGGTGGCCATGTGCGAGATCGAGCCGTTCCCGGTGCAAATCTTGAAAAAGCGCTTCCCCGGCGTGCCGATCCTTTCTGACGTGAGAAAGGTGAACGGACATGATTTTAGAACAGTTGACGTTATTTTCGGAGGTTTCCCCTGTCAAGACCTCAGTCAAGCGGGAAGACGTGCCGGATTGCTTGATAAAAGCGGCAATGCGACACGAAGCGGGCTGTGGTTTGAGATGCTCAGAATCATCAGCGAAGCAAGACCCCGTTTTGTCGTTGCTGAAAATGTGCGTGGAGCAATCAATGCCGCGCTCGACGTTGTGCAGAGCGGATTGGAAAGTGAAGGTTACGAAGTCAGGACAATCCTGTTACCTGCATCTGCGGTTGGCGCGCCGCACCAAAGAGAACGCATCTTCATCATCGGAGTCCGCGGCGACATCCTCGACCTCGAACGAAGCCCCGCAGAGCGCATGGCCGACGCCGACGGCGAGAGACTACAAAGGAGCGCGTTCCCTCTAGTGTCTTTACTCCAAGGGGCGCAATCCTATGACGAACAATCTGCCGGATGCTATCGAGTGCGCTACTGGCGCACGCCCGACGCGAACGCCGACCGAGGCGCCATGTCCGAAGAACTCTATCAGCGGCGAGTGAGAAACGGCGAGCCAATTAACATCAACGCTCAGGTCGCGCATGTGACGCGCGAAGCGCAAACAGCGCAGACCGAAGGACACGGCCAACTGAATCCTGCGTGGGTCGAACAGCTGATGGGTTATCCTGACGGATGGACTGATCCTGACTGTGACGAGCCTGGGCCATGGATGGGATGGCCGGCACGGCCGGGGGAATCGCAGTATCCTTATGAGCATCCGCGCACGGTCGTCTGCTTGCCGCACAGAGCGAAGCGGCTAAAAGCGCTCGGAAACGCGGTGGTGCCGCAGCAGGCTGAGCCGATTTTTCGGACGATCCAATTTATTTACCGCATGAGCGGCAAGGACGGTGGGAAATATGAGTGACGGCAGAAATAAAAACGCCCGTTTTCCGCCCGTCAGCGCGTCAGATTCAAAGAACTTGCGCAAGGTCGATAAAGTTATCGAGCGAGAAAAGTTACGCGGCAAATTTTGAGATTTTGGGGCAATTATTATGAAAGGAGTCAGAAATGAGCGAAACAATTTGGCTTGATTTTGCAATTCCGGTTATTTCCATCATCATCGGCGTGGTGCTCGGGCTGATGATTGCGGCGATCATGAGGGCGAATGACAAATGAGTCCTTCGGTCAAGATGAGCTCCGTGTTGCAAAAGCCGTGCCCGCACTGCGGAAGCGAGAATTTACGACTGAGGCGGGAGAACGTTGTCGATGCAGACGGCAGACTGACGGGGGAGAGTTTTTACCGTTGGGAATGCCAGTTCTGCGGCGCGTGCGGCGGCGGTGGATATTCTGAGGCCGTGGCAACTGAGAAGTGGAACCGCCGCGCGGAGGTGAAGGGCGATGCGTGATTTTTTAACCGATTTTTACCTTGTTAATCGCGGCGGAGGGCATGGGGGAGTTTTGTCTGTAACGCAAGGCGAAGAGAGATATATAGCAATTTTGATAGATAGAGGGCTTACGCGGGATGAGATATTTTTAACTCTACAAGATGCGACAGATTTAATTAACGCATTAAAACGTGAAATTCAGAAGGGTGACGGCAATGCGTGAGATCAAGTTTCGAGGGTATAACGGCAATCCCGAACTGCTGGGGGCGACAAAATGAACGGCTGTGACCTGATGGAGGAGCTTGCGCGGCTGAAAGAGGATCGCGACAGGCTGATCGACGAGGCGAAATACCTGATGCACGAGCGCGACCAAGCCCGCACGTGCGCCGAGGAAATGCGCGACTTGTACGCCGCCGAGATTGATGAGTCGATTGCAGTGTTCCCGTTCCCGTGGGAGGATGACCATGGCGCAGATCGTGACGGTGAGTGAACCGAAAGACCAAAAGCCGCCGTCTGCGTGGGGTGTCGTTCCGTGGAGAATGCCGGACGGCATGACGGCAGAGACGGCGCAGGCGGTCATGAGGGCATTCGTGATGTACACACACAGCGAAGGTGCTCTGTGCGGCGAATTGCACATTCCTAAAGCGACGGCGCGGATTTATCTGGAGCGGGCGAACAGCATCCCGAAGCGCATGGCGTTGAAAGTTCCGCGCCTGATCGCAGCGATGCAAAAAAATCCCGCGCACATGCAGGAAATCATTGAACAGGCCAAAAGCTACACGCCGAGTGCGAGCGGATTTGCAATCAAGATCGCTGCCGAGCTGAACGACGCGGCGAAAATTAAGGCAGGGAGATGTTTCCGCGAAGAGCGCATCCGCCGCGGGATGACAAGTCGTGATGTTGGAAAAATCTGCGGCGTCAGTTCTTCAATCGTGACGGAGCGAGAGCGAACTGGTTACACGCCGTCAATGACAGGGTTTTTCAAACTGTGCGAAGCGTGGAACGTGGAGCCTGAGAAATTCGGTTTCGCAAGCAATCAGGCCGCTTTGATTGCGAGCTGGCGCAGAAACAGGCGGGCGAGAAAATGATTTTGTCAGCGAAGATGCGCGAGGCGGCGTGGAGATTCGGCGACGACGTGAAGGCGGCACGGGAAGGGCTAGGGTTGACACAGATGGGGCTCGCGAAAATCCTGCATACATATGCCTCGAATGTCGCGAGCTGTGAGTGTAAAGGCTTAACACCGCAGAGCAAATTGTTTTTCGCGCTGTGCGAAGAATTAGGACTGGAGCCGGAGGATTACGGCTTTCAGACGGATTTGGTGTACTTAGCGAAAATTTCAGAATGGCGAAAAAAAAAAAAACACATTACGAGAGATGATAAAAGCCGCGTTCGCGTGCGATTTGACGCGGCTGACGGGCGTGAAACATGAGTTTGAATACCGCTTCGCCGCGCCTGATCGGCAGTGGCGGGCCGACATTGCCTTCCCGTCGGTCAAAGTCGCGATCGAGATTGACGGCGGATTGTGGACTTATGGACGGCACAACAGGGCCGCTTCGATGCTTGGCGACATGGAAAAAGGCAACGGGTACGCGGCGCGGGGATGGCTCGTGTTCCACATGCCGTGGGAATGGATTGAGGGCGGGCGGCATGACAAAAGCGCCGAATTAACGGAGCAGATAGCGGCGGCTATTGTTGCGAATAAAAAAGATGAGGGGAAAGATGGCAAAGATGAGACTTGTTGTTAGTGATATGTTCCCGGAGAACATGCTTTCGACGATTGAACCTAGCATCGAGAAAGGCTCGCCGGATGATGATTTACAGTTTTTAACGCTTTGTAAAAACTATGCGTTCGCGGGGACGGGCAAACATGAAACGTTGCCTGATTTCGTGAAGCAAGTCTGTGAACAATGGGGCATGGTGCGAAGATTCGAATTAACGGTTGTGATGGAGGATGAGGGCGATGCGGAGATTAAATTCAAAGGAGCGGTAAGCGATGGCGGTATTTCGTGACAAATACGGCGATGGCGTAATGATAACTAAAGGCCGCAAGGAAGTATTAGTCAGCACAATGGACGGCAATAAAGTCACAAAGTGCCGCATACTCAGCATAGACACGGCGCGGGCGCTCGCGATGTACATTTTGCAGTGTTGTGAGGAGGACGACGATGCGGGAAATCAAGTTTAATCCAGAATTAGAGAAGTTAGCGCGGACACTCGCCGAATCGAACAAAATCACAGTTGAAGAGGCGAGATTAGTCATTAGGTCATGGATTGACTGGGAAGAATTCGCTTATAGCGCGGGAGATTATGACGATGCGTGAAATTAAATTCCGAGGGAAATCGACTGAAACAAAATTACATACAGCGCGGTGGAGATTCGGGGATTTGCGTACCCCATCAAATGAAGCCTGTAAACCGTTGATTTTCGTACACTTTCCTAAGCCGATGCATGACGGGAACGGGTATTGGTATGAAGTTGAAGCAGAAACCGTCGGTCAGTTTACCGGCGCAAAAGATATTAACGGTAAAGAGTTATATGAGGGCGATATTGTTAAGTTTTGTGATGACCGCGCTCATGAGCTTGTCGGTGTTATTAAGTGGTGCGCTCTCGCTCGTCGGTGGGGTGTTGATATTTCTGCTAGTGTTAGGGACTGTGTCTATCACCCGTTTGATGCTCGTTATGCGTTTGAAATCATCGGCAACGTCCACGACAACCCCGAATTGATAAAAAAATAAAATGATAACAGCGTTCGGGAAGTTTATGCGTAAATGGCGCTTAGAGCATGATGTGAAAGCAACTGTCATGGCGAAAGCGGTCGGTTGTAGTAGAAGCTATCTCAGCTACATGGAAACGGGCATAAAAACCCCGTCGGATAAGATGGCGGCACGTTTAGCGGACTTTATGCAACTGTCCGAAGAAGACCGTCACGTTATGCAGTTGTGCATTGACCAGTCTCGTAAAGTCTGGATGATTGACATGACGCAGTTCTCGCAAGAAGCGCGGGCGCTGTTGGTTGCCTTTGTTGAGGGGTTAAAGAAAGGGTACGGAGATGCGTGAGATTAAATTCAGAGGACGCGAGGAAAGCGGCCACTGGTGCTATGGAGATGTGACTTTTACCGAAAGCAAAGAACGCGCACATATCAGAATAAGGGCGGCGGGGTATTACCCCAATGTTGAAGTAGCGCCGGCTACTGTTGGCCAATACACGGGGCTGAAAGACGCTGACGGGCGCGAGATTTACGAGGGGGATGTTATTCGCATTTGTGGTAGCAACGGGATAGTCGCTTATGGCGAAGGCGAATTTATCGTTCGTTTTGAAAAAGCGCCGTCGTTGCTTTCGCATTGCGTTGGTGGTGATTTTTCTAATCCGGAACGAGTAACTGCTTGCCGCGTCATCGGCAACATTCATGACAATCCCGAACTAATATCAAAATGTTTTCTCAAAAAGTGCGGTTTTTGAGAAATGAATGCTTAAAAGGTGTGAGGTATTTATCAAAAACAGGAGGTTTTGAGAAATGATCTTTGCGAGGAATTTTTCCTGATGTCCGCGACAAAAAAGACCACGCGCGAGGCGTGGCACTATGTCACCAAGGGCGACTTCCCCGAGGTCGGACAGCTCGTGTGGGTGCAGGCCGTCAGTCTTGCAGAATGGGCGCGTGCCGTTGTGAAAAGGGAGCCGTGCGGCAGTCCCGTACGGTTTCAAACTGAAAGCATGTACGGCGGGGAACTCAAATCGACTGGCTTGCACTATTGGGAGAATTTGACTTGTCACGATATTGTCATTGCATGGCGTGAGCATGAAAGCCCAAGCGACACGGGCGAAGTGTTGAAAGGCACTGAGGCTGCGCAACGACTTGCGGCGACGAATGACAATTATTTGTTCTTCCTTCTCGCGTCGGTGCTTGGCATGAATCCGAACGTCATGAAGCCGGTGATCCGCGAGAAGATGAAGCGATTCAGGGCGCGGCTGAAAGAAGTCGGCGAAAGCGCTTTTGTCAACGAAAACACGAACGTTGTCGACGCCTATTGTTA